TCTCCTCTGGCACACTGGCAGCAAAACCAGTTTTTTGCCCGAAGTTCATAGCCTTGAATCTAGCCTGATCTATGGCTTTGGGGCTGGCTAGGGAAAGACTGGGTGGGGGCAGGTTGGCACTGTATACTGGTCTTATCAGTTCAAGAGGAGGACTAGATGAAAACTAAAGAGACTTGCATTTGTTCAGTTTGCAATAAGCAGTTCAAGAACATCACCGATCATATGTTGCACTATATGAAAGAACACGATGAGGGCTACAAGGAACACGCTGACAGGCGCAAGCGTTCTGTTACTTGTGTTTGCTTAAAGCAGATCAAGTCTGAAGATCTTGTTTGTGAGTGTGGTCGTAAGCATTGGTCAGTTAAGTAGTCAAAGTTCAAGAGGAGGACTTATGAAAAACAAATACGCAGGTCAGTGCGCTTACTGCAAGCAGGAAGTTTCTAAGGGCGAGGGCTTTTATGAAATGGGTCGCACCGTATGTTCGGAAACTGTGCGAGTTTGTGATTCGCTTACGCTAACACAAGTTTTGTGTTGCGAGCGCACAAGTGTTAAGTGGCAGGCGCATTTCAATTCTGATTCTTATAAGGCTCAGGTGCTTGCTGAGCGTGAAGCGTCACGCAAACGCCAGATGGAGTTTCGTGAACAACAGAAATCAGAGAAGAAAGATTTGCGTGACGCTGGCAAGTGTGATCGTTGTGGTGGTGCTGGTCACGCCGATATCTGGGTGGCGACTGGTTCGGTTTGCTACAAGTGCAACGGCACGGGGAAGGCATAGTGAAAGTTCGGAGGGCTTGGGCTGAAGTTCAGCCTCTCGCTGCTGATCTTGTTGCTCACTTTCAGGCACAGGGTTTGGTGTGCGAGGTGGGTGGTTCGTTTCGTAGGCAGGCAAAGATGGTGGGCGATCTTGACATTGTGGTTCAGGCTGATTCGCTTTCCGAGATTGTGTTGCCTGATATTTATTTTGATCGTCTAGGTGAGCAGGCTTCGCACGGCATAGTAGATCTTGGCGGTCAGCCTCTTGGTGTGGACATTTGGTGTGCCACGCCTTGCCAATGGGGTGCGTTCCTTTGGTATATCACAGGCAGTAAAGAATTAAATGTGATTATGCGTCAAAAGGCAAAGGCTCAGGGTTTAAAGTTGTCGCAATTCGGTTTGTTTGATAGCAAGGCGCAAATTGACGATGGTTCTGAGCGTGGTGTTTCTGATGCGCTTGGTATGAATTGGATTGACCCTATTGCCCGACAGAAGTTTGTGAAGGTTACACCTGATCAGGTTTTTGAGGTTGCTTCTAGTTCAGGCGATGGCTTCTATACGGTTTCGGTTACTGGTTCGCATTGGTCTTGTTCGTGTCCGCATAACACTTTTCGTAAAGTTGAGTGCAAACATATCAAGGAAGTTCGCACAATTAAGACGCTTGCTGCATAGTATTTGTGGCACAATAAGTATCCGATTAGATACGAGGCTTAGCATTTATGGGTGGCAAAGGTAGTGGAGGACACAACAGGAAACCTGTTGAACGCAAACGCCGTATCGGTAATCCTTCAGGGCGCAAATTGCCTGAGGTTGTGCCGATGGCTGAAATAACAACGATTACTTCAAGTCATATCCCAGAGCCGACACGCCCACTAGGTAAGCAGGGAATGAATCTCTGGAATCAGGTTTGGACTTCTGGTGCTGGTTGGTTGAAACAGAATATGGACACAGAACTTGTTTTGATGTTGTGTGAAGCAACTGAGGAACGAACACGATTGAGATATATGTTGAAAGAGAATCAAAGCCTTTGGCGTGAACGCCGTGCGCTTCGTGAAGTAGATCGCCAGATTATTACACTGTTGGGGCAGGTAGGATTCAGTCCGTCTGAGAGAGGATTATTGGGAACAGGTGAAACAACACAACACGACTTCAGCGACCTTGCAAAGCGTATTGCCGAAAAGCGTTCAGCCAGCCGATAAGTGGAAACCTGCGTTTTATACGCAACGCAAAAATCGTTCCACTGATGGCGATGAGATAATTAACTTTGCCGAAAACTATTTCAATGTGTTAAAGGGTTTTCGGGCAGGTCAGCCTTTGCAGTTTACTAATTGGCAGAAATGGTTGTTGCGTTCTCTCTATGAGCGTGACGATGTTTCTGGCAGATTGCGATATCGCCGTGCGCTAATTGGTCTGCCTCGTAAGCAAGGAAAGTCTTTGATGCTTTCGGCTGTCGGCGTTTATGGAATGATCGCAGGCGAAGCAGGCTCAGAAGTGTATGCGGTAGCAAACGATAGACAGCAGGCACGAATCATTTTCAACGAAGCAAAACAACAGATCGTTAATAGCCCGATGTTAAATGCCGAGTCAAAGATCTATCGTGACGCTATTGAAATGCCTCGCTTTGGTTCTGTGTTTCGTGTTCTGTCATCAGACTTCAAAGGTCAGGCAGGTTTGAATCCTTCACTTGTATTGTTTGACGAATTATGGGGGCAATCAAGCCACGATCTATATGACCAAATGACATTAGGTTCAGGCGCACGAATAGAACCGCTAACAATTAGCATTACAACGGCTGGATATGACCTAGATTCGCTCGCAGGCAGGCTGTATCAATACGGAAAGCAGGTCGCTTCGGGGGAAATTGACGATGATTCTTTTGGTTTTTGGTGGTGGGAAGCCCCAGAAAACTGTCAAATAGATGACCGAAAAGCGTGGCGCATAGCCAATCCGAACCTCGCTGAAGGGCTTTTAGACCCAGAAGATCTCGCTGTTGCTGTTAAACAGACGAGTGAAATGGGTATGAGAAGGTGGCGTTTGAACCAATGGGTGCGTTCTCAAGAGTCTTGGTTGCCTGTCGGTGCGTGGGAACAATGCGTGTCAGATAAACAACTCGTGCCTGATCTGCCTATTTGGGTAGGAATAGATATGGCATTGAAGCACGACAGCATTGGTGTTGTCATTGCCCAACCTCAAGAAGATCAAACTGTTGTTCGGGCGAAGATTTGGCAGCCATCGCTAGAAGGTGTTGATGTTGCAGAGGTTGAAGCACACCTCAGAGAACTTCATAGGACATATCAGGTTCAAGAGTTTGCTTTTGACCCAGCATATTTTATGCGAAGCGCAGAAGCACTATCTGATGACGGGCTACCTATGGTGGAGTTCGGGCAGTCGGCAGCACGAATGATTCCTGCCTGCGGTAACGCCTACGAAATGATTGTAAACAAGAAAGTTGCCCACGATGGCTCACCGACTTTCACAGATCAAGTGCTATCAGCAGCGCAACGAATGACCGATACAGGTTGGCGACTAAGCAAAGGCAAGAGCAAGAGAAAGATTGACGCTTGTATTGCTATGGTTATGGCATTAGATCGTGCGACAACTAGAGCAACAGCAGTTATTGAACCAGCAGTATTGGATATTTGGAAATGATTAACAGAGAAACAGTTACAACAGCGATGGAAATTGTTGGCGGTGTTTTAATCGTGTTAGGTATCTCGGCGTTTAGTGTGCCGATTAGTGTTATTGTTGCTGGAGTTCTTTTGATTGTTGCTGGAGGTCTAGCAGTATGAGTTTGTTTCGCAGGTCTGAACAGCGAGCCTTGCCGACTTCTATTGACCCATATCAGATCACAGCACGACCTTACTACCCCAACTATACGGGCGAAGTTGTCACCGAACTAACAGCGTTCGCTCATAGTGCTGTGCTATCTGCTGTAACAATTCTCGCTGACTCTATTGCTGCAATGCCTCTTGAATTAACTCGCACTCGTGGAGGTCGCATAGAAAAACTGCCAACGCCTTCCGTGTTGCAACGCCCGAACGATAGACAGAATATGTTTGAGTTCGTTCACCAAACTATGGCGACACTTGCTTTGCACGGTAACGCTTACATTTATGCGCCGAAAGGTGCAAACGGTTTGCCTGTAGAAATGCGAAACATTCACCCTCACGCAATCAAAAAAATTGTTTACGCAGACACAGACACAATTTATGATCTCGGCAAAGTTCAATACACAAGCAAAGATATTCGTGCCATTCACTGGCTCATCTTGCCTAATCAAGTGCGAGGAGTTTCACCGATTGAAACAATGCGAAACACAATCGGTATGGGTCTAGCGATGGACAGATTCTTAGCGCAGTTCTACGGTGAAGGCGCAACACCGTCATCAGTATTGGAAACAGATGGTGCGCTTACGCCAGATCAGGCACGACAGATTCGTGATTCGTGGGAGGAAGCACATTACAAGCATCGCAAGCCTGCTGTGCTTCAAGGCGGTTTGAAGTGGCGACCAATAACAACGAGCGCAGCCGATATGCAAATGTTGGAACACAAAGAATCAATCGTGCGAGATATCGCCCGTGTGTATCGCATACCCCTGCACTTGATTATTGGCACAGGTGGCGACAGCCAGACCTATCAAAACCTTGAAGCAGTCGGCTCAGCGTTCTACCAATACACGCTTCTTGGTTGGGTTCGCAGATTAGAAACAGCATTCAGCGAGATGCTGCCCTTGACACAGCAAGTTCGTTTTAATGCTTCAGAGTTCTTGCGAGCCGATCTGATGACTCGTGTTAAAGCGCAACAAATCCAAATCTTGTCAGCAACATTGACACCTAACGAAGCACGAGAAATAGAAAACCGTGAACCATACGAGGGTGGCGATCAGTTCGTTGCGCCTTCAACAACACCTGTTGTCGGCACAGACGCTATGCCACCAGAAAAGTAAAACAGTTATGCACTCAGCAAAAGTAACTGTCACAACTTCACCAACTTTAATTGTGTCTGCCGACAATAAAAATCGGGTCATTTATGTCCACAATGCAAGCGGTGCCAAAATCTATGTTGGTGGTTCAAATGTAACTTCAACAACAGGTTTGCACATAAATAATGGTGAAACACAAGAAATAGTTGTACCGTTAAGCGAAACACTTTATGGCATTGTTGCTTCAAGCACAGCAGACACAATAATTTTGACACCAGATTTGGATTAGTTATGCCTTACGGAATTAGCAACAAACAATCTGATTGCTCTAATTGGGCGACAGTCAAAAAAGAAAATGACGGCTCATACACAACTGTTACCTGCCACGACAATAAACAAGATGCGATAGATCAAATGGTGGCTATGTCTATCGCAGAAGAAATTGAACCATTGGGTCAAGTAGGTGAACGAAAAATGGCTAAACGAAATGAAGAACTTGTTGCATTTATTGACGCAGCGATCTTAATTTTGAATCAAGGCAAAGCGTATTATCAGGCTGAAGAAGTAGAGCCAGAAGATGAAGGCGAAATGGAAACTGAGCCAGATGATGAAGGCGAAATGGAAACCGATGAATACAGGGCAGTTAATCTTGTTGCGCCTGCTTTTATGCGTGTTTCTGCAAAGCGTGGCTTAGCGTTGCACGAACAAGGCAAATCAGGTGATGGGCTTATGCCTGCAACTGTCGCTGATGCTCGCCGTATGGCTAACGGTGAAGCATTGAGTGAGAATAAGTGGCGCAAGATTCCTGCGTGGATAGCACGACATATTGTTGATCTTGACGCAGTTCAAGGCGATGAAATTACTGCTGGTCTTGTCGCTATGTTGTTGTGGGGTGGCGGTTCAAGCAAGGCGAGCGCAAGACGGGCGCAAGCATATGCCGAGCGTGTTGTGGCAAAGTTAGATGAAACAAAGTAAAGTGAGGCAACTATGAGTGAAACATTTAATTGGGTTGCAAAACCGATTGACGAGAAACGAACTATTGCTTACAGCAATCTTGAAGTTCGTGCCGAAGGTGATGGCAACACACTTATAGGTTACGCAGCAATTTTTGATTCGCCATCAGAGCCAATGCCATTCACGGAATATGTTAAGCGTGGTGCTTTCTCAAAAACTTTAAACGATGGCGCAGATGTTCGCTTGCTGATAGATCACGAAGGAGTGCCGTTGGCTCGCTCAAAATCAGGCACACTCGCACTAGAGGAAGATGATCGTGGTTTGCGTGTAGAAGCAGAACTTGACCCAACTAATCCTGATGCTGCACGAATTATCTCAGCGATGAAGCGAGGCGACTTGAATCAAATGAGTTTTGCCTTCAGAACAATCAAGGATTCTTGGTCAGATGACCGTTCAGTTCGTGAACTTCGTGAAGTTCAGTTGTTTGATGTGAGCGTTGTTACCTTCCCTGCGTATGAGGAAACAGTTGCCGAGTTGCGGAACGCACAAGCACCTGTTAATATCGCACCGACTTCAAAGTTGCTTTTGCGTAAATCGCAGATCGCAGTTGAGAAGTTACGCAGCCGTTAAACAGCCGACCAATTCGGTCACTGGTTTTATCACTCGGACAAAACATAAACCGATTGACCATTGGAGGTCATAATGTCATTTAGCGCAACACTTATTGAAAAGCGTGACGCTGCACTTGCAAAGGCTGAAGCAATCGTTTCGGCAGCACAAGCAGACGCACGAGAACTTACAGCAGAGGAAGATGTTGAGATCACTTCAGCACTTGCCGATGTTCGTTCACTTGATGAACAAATTGAAAAACACGCTGAACTTGAAAAGCGTTCAGCAGAGGCAGCAGAACTTCGCAAAGAAAAGAAGTTTGATGTCGCAGTTGGTGGCTCAGTCGTAAAGTCTGAGGCTCGCACCTACTCGCCACAAGCAGAAACTTCATTCATTCGTGACGCTTATGCAGCACAGTTCAACAATGACTTCGCAGCGAAAGATCGCCTTGCTCGCCATATGAACGAGGAAAAGATTGAACGCCGTGATGTAACCAGCGCAAACTTCGCTGGCTTGGTTGTTCCACAGTTCTTGACAGCACTTGCAGCACCGTTTGCTCGTGCAGGTCGTGTAACTGCCGATCTTGCTCGCAAGCACCAACTGCCAGACGCAGGTTTGACTTTGAGCATCAGCAAAGTAACCACAGGCTCGGCAACTGCCGAACAGACTGAAGGTGCTGCAGTCCAAGAAACAAATATGGACGACACAAAACTTGATCTTACCGTCAAGACTTTTGCTGGTCAGCAGAATGTTTCTCGCCAAGCACTTGAGCGTGGAACAAACATTGACAGCCTTGTAATGGCTGACCTTGTTTCTTCATACCACACAGTTTTGAACACGGCTGTTGTTGCTGAATTGTTCTCATCAGCAGGACAAGCAGTAACTTACACAGACGCTTCGCCAACAGTTGCGGAACTCTACCCAAAAATTGTTGATGCAATCGTCAAAGTTCAGACAACATTCTTTGCTGGACCGAATGTAATCATTATGCACCCACGCCGACTTGGTTTCATCTTGGCAGCAGTAGACGGTCAATCACGACCACTTGCTGTTCCAACACCATCAAGTTCAGGTCAGCCTGCATACGCTTACGGTCAAGGTGCTGCTCAATACGGCAACTCTGGTTACAGCATTTTGGGCTTGCCTGTTTACACAGACGCAACAGTTGCAACAAACAAAGGTTCTGGCACAGACCAAGACACCATCTACATTGGCAACTCGCAAGAACTTCACCTGTGGGAACAGGGTTCAGGCGAACCAATGATGTTGCGCTTTGAGCAACCAAAGGCTGCTGAACTTGATGTCACTATGATCGTTTACGGTTACAGTGCATTCACAGCAAATCGTTACCCGAACGCTTGGGCACAAATCAACGGAACTGGATTGGTCACACCAACTTTCTAAGTTGATTAAACTGAATTGTTGTAAGGTTGCTGATATCCTTCGGGGTATCAGCAACCTTCAACTATTTATGGGGCAATTATGAATAAACAAATTGACGCACTCCTTACAGAGCGAGCAGGCTACGAACGCAGGGGATTAAAAGATCGTGTGGAAGCGGTTGATGCTGCTTTGCGTGAACTCGGTTTTGACAACAAATATATGCCTGAAGTTGAGGTTGCTTCGGTTGAGCCTGAGGTTGAAAAGTCTGTATTGAAGCGTGGCAAGAAAAAGAAAGCCTAACTAATGGCAATCACAAACGGTTATTGCACTTTGGCAGAATTGAAATCTGCTCTCAGAATTACTGACAGCACCGATGACACACTGCTTGAGAACGCTATTGAGTCTGCTTCTCGGCGCATTGACGGTTACTGTGGCAGATTCTTTTACAAGACTTCACAAACTGCTGTGCCAATGTATCCATACAACGAATATCTGTTGGACTTTGGCAGAGATGTAGCGAACACGAGCGTCACAATCAAAATTGACACGAACGGTGACGGCACTTATGTCACGACTTTGACACAAGGCGTGGACTATGTTTTGCAACCTAGAAATGTGCCGATCTACACACGACCTTATGAATCTGCCCGTATGGTCGGTGGCGCAACATTCCCTCTTTACACGACACCATCATTTGAGACTGTGCAAGTAACAGCACAATGGGGTTGGGATAGTGTGCCTGACGATGTGAACCAAGCCTGCATTCTGCTTTCTATGCGCCAGTTCGCACGACTTAACGCTGCGCTAGGTGTTGTCGGTTTCGCAGATATGGCTATCACGGTTCGGGCTATAGACCCTGATGTTCGTGACCTGCTTTCGCAGTATCGCCGTTTCGGTATCGCCTAATGGCTGCAACAGTCTCACAGGTCGCCACAGGGCTTGCTACACGCCTCGCTACTATCTCTGGGCTTCGCACTTCGGCATACCAACCTGAGCAACTAAATCCACCTTTTGCTTTCCCAACATTGAACCGCATTGAATATCACAGGGCGTTTTCTGGTGGCGATGTAGTTATGGATTGGACTGTCAATGTGATTGTCGGCAGATATGTTGATCGCAACGCTTTCGCAACGCTTGACGATTATCTTTCTTATTCAGGTGCAAAAAGTGTTCGTGCTGCGATTGAAGGCGACAAGACTCTTGGTGGCGTGTGCCAAACTTTGGTGCTACCATCGGGTGCGAACATTACGAGTTTAAGTTCTGCTGACGCAGAGTTTTTACAGATACAGTTCCAAGTAACAGTTCACGGATAGGACAAACGATGGCAAACTATAAAATCATCAGCGAGAATTGCACACTCGGCGCACAAGGCTCAAACATTTCAGGTGATGATCTTGAAGGTTTGAATGTTGATGCGCTTGTTGAGGGTGGACATTTGGCTGAAGTTAATGTTAAAGTTTCCAAACAAGAACCAAAAGAAAGCGACAAATAGTTATGGCAGTTTTAGTTTTGACAGATGCTTCAATCACAGTGAACGCAATCGCCTTGAGCGACCACGCCAATAGTGTGACATTGAATTATGAAATTGACAGCGTTGAGACAACGGCATTCGGCAGCACAGGACATAAGTTTGCTGGTGGTTTGCAAAACAATTCGCTTGACATTGAGTTTATGCAAGATTTTGCAGCAGCAAATGTTGAAGCAACTATTTATCCACTTGTTGGAACGACAACAACTGTTGTCATTAAACCAACATCAGCAGCAGTAAGTGCCACGAACCCAAGTTATACCCTGACTGGGACATTCCTTGCAGCACATACACCTGTGGCAGCAGCCGTTGGTGAGTTGGCAATGACAAGTCTAAGTTTCGCTGGCGGAGTTTTAACAAAAGCGACATCTTAATAAACAACAATTAGAAGGAGATCACAATGAAAATTGCGTTAAAAGTTGAATACCTAGACGGCACAGTTGAACCTGTAGAAGCGGTGTTCGCTGACTTCGTTGGCTTTGAGAGAACTTGGCAGCGTAGCGTTGTTCGTCTTGAAACAGAGATGCGCCTAACCGATCTTGCTTGGCTTGCTTGGTCTGCCCTGACACACAGAGGCAAAACAAAATTAAAGTTTGACCCTGATTGGATTGCTACAGTTGCCCAAGTTACGCCAGCAGATGAAGGTGATTCCCCAAAAGAATAAAGTTTGGTGACGATTCAGCGCATTGGCTGATCGCTCACCTAGCGCACGAGTATCATATTGCGCCATCTTTATTGCTCGCTGAAAGCGAAGAAATGCTTGAAACAATGTTGGCGTATCAGCGTTGGCTTGTTAAACAGGCGAATCGTAGGCGCAGATAGTTGTATGATGTGCGCCTATGGCAAACGAAATCAAGTTCTACGGGATAAACGAAACACTGTTTTATCTAAAGAACTACGAGAAAGAACTGTTTAACGAGTTCAAAAAGAAGTTACAAGATAAGGCAGAACCATTAACCACTCTTGTCGCTAGTCGTTTCTCAACTGTTCCACCATTATCAAATTGGCATACTTCAGGTGGTCGTGTTGGTGCAGCCAGATTGCCTGCTTATAAACCGTCTAAGAGTTCGGTTAAAGCAATATCGGGTGGTTTTCAAAGAAAGACCGCTAAAGGCGAGTATGCCATTTTGCGTATTCAACAAAATGATGGTGGCGCACAAGTTTTTGATTCGGCTGGTTCGGCTTTGAAAGGCAAACTTGGTGCAGGTTCAACACGAGGCGAAAGATTTGTGGCGAATCTTGATAACAAGCAGGCATCAGTTAGGTCAAAGGGAGGCAAAACATATCGTTCTCGTATTATGTTCGGCGCAGTAAAAAATAATCAGCATATGATTGAAGCAGCGATCATTGAAGTTGTTAAAGAAGTTGATGGCTACACCACAAAACGAATTAACGGACAAGGCATATAGGTAACTGATGGCTGTTGGCATAAACATACTCACCGATTTTGATGCGAAGGGCATATCTAAAGCCATTACCGAGTTCAAAAAACTTGAAACGACAACAGAGCAAGCATCGTTCTTGTTAAAGAAAGCGTTTCTGCCTGCTGTTGCTGCGCTTGGTGGTTTAGCGTATGCAGGTTTCAGGGCTGCTGAGGCTGCTGCTGCTGACGAATTAGAGCAAGCGAAACTGGCTCAAACTTTACAGAATGTGGTCGGCGCTTCATCAGCAACCGTTGCCTCTACGGAAGCATTGATAACGGCGATGTCTCGTGCTTCTGGCACGGCTGACACAGAACTTCGTGCTGCTCTTTCCTCGCTAGTTATCGGCACTAAAGATTTGACTAAAGCGCAGACAGGTTTGGTTTTAGCACAAGACATTGCAACAGCATCGGGCATACCTTTGCAGGCTGCTGCTGATGCACTCGCTAAAGCATACGCAGGCAATTTCAAAGCCTTACAAAAGTTGTCGCCTGCGTTGCGTGATTTGATCAAAGACGGCGCAAGCACAGAAGTCGTTTTTGCTGATCTTGCACAAACTTTTAGTGGCGCTACCGCCAATGCTGCTGATACTGCTGCTGGCAAAATGAAAATCTTAAAAAACAATATCGCCGAGTTTCAAGAAAGTTTAGGTGCAGCATTATTGCCTGCTCTTGAAAAAATAACTTCGGTTATGACTGTTGTGTTCGGTTTTATGGCAGACAATGAGAAAGTGGTTTTGGCTTTGGCTGGTGCTGTCGGATTCTTAGCATTAGCGATTGTCGCTTACAACATCGCATTGAAAGTTGCCACTATCGTAAATGTGGCGTTCGGTGCTAGTGCTGCTGCTGCTGCTGTCGCTGCTGCACCACTCGCTGCATTTGCAGCAGTTTTAATTATTACTATTGTCGCTCTTGCTGCTGCTGTCGTTTTGGCATATAACCGTTTTGAAGTGTTTCGTGACATTGTGCGAGCAGTCTTTAATGGGCTTATTCAAATCGTTGAAGTGTTCGTCAATCTTTTTGTTGCTGCTTGGAATGTTGTTGTAAATGTTATTAACGCAGCAATTACTGTCGCTAATTTCTTTGGTGCAGATTTGAAAAAACTTGGAACTGTCGGCTGGGTGTCTTTGGGTCGTGTTGGTGAAGCATCACAAATGACGGAACAACAATTAAAGAACCTTGAGCGTCAAGCGTTAAATACTGCTGGTGCGATCAGAATGATTGTTACACCCGAAAAACAATTACAGACACAAGCAGACCGATACCAAAATATGGCTTTGAGTATGGGCAAGTTCTTGGATTACACAGGTAAAGGCTACAAAGAAATTAAAAGTGGTGGCGGTGCTGTTGAATCGGCTGCCGAGAAATTACAGAAATATGTTGATGCTATTAAGGGTGTGACTTCGGCTCAGCGTTCGTTGCGTGACGCTAACAAGGCTGTTGATGAATCAAACCAGACTTTGCTTGAGAAAACTAAAGCACTAACAGAAGCACAAAAGCGTTTCAACCTTGTCACTAAAGGTTATGGCAAGGATTCTAAGCAGGCTAAAGACGCTGAGAATGAGCGTTCTAAAGCGGAACGAACAGCAGAGCGAGCGAAGTATGCGCTGGAAGAAGCGATCTTCGCTGTTAAAGATGCTGAGCAGGAATTGGCGAAAGTTCGTTTAGACCCTGAATCAACTCCGCAAATGATTCGTGAAGCCGAGATCAGGTTGGCTCAAGCAAAACTTTCTGTCGCTGACGCTACAGATCAGCAGCGTGAATCATCTGACGCTTTGACTGCTGCTCAAGAGCGTTTAAATGAGGCTGTTAATGGGGCGCAAAAAGGTAGCGATGCTTATAACGATGCGTTGAAAGAATTAACTGATGCCGAGAAAGCACAAAGCGATGCGATCTATGCGAGGGTTCAAGCGTATGAGCGTTTGAAAGATGCGACTGATGCTTTGAAAGAAGCAGAGAAACAACGCTTTGAGGCTGGTTTAAAGATTTCTAAGAAAGCGAAAGCGGAGGCTGACGCAGACGCAGTGGTTGTTGTTCCCGAAACTGCTACAGGAGGTGGCGGTGCTACTGGTGGCACAGGTGTTGATTTTGGTTTTGGTGAAATAACTTTTGACGATCTAAAGAACATTCGTGTTCCTACGCTTGAAGAATTGTTGGGTGGCGGTATCGGCGTGTTCGCTAACGGTGGCATTGTCACGAAAGCGATGTTGGGTCTTGTCGGTGAAGCAGGCGCAGAAGCAATTATCCCTCTTGACCGTATGGGTTCTATGGGCAGCACTTACAACATTCAAGTCACGGCTGGTATGGGTGCTGACGGTAAAGATATCGGCACACAGATCGTTAATGCTTTGAAGCGTTATGAGCGAACGAACGGTGCTTTGCCTTTGACGGTGGCATAAATGGCTACCACTCTCGCTTCAGGCGAGCAGATCACAGTTCTCGCCGAACTAGGTTTCATCACAAACTTTTTTGTGCTTGACGATGCCGAAGCAGGTGTTTTAGATAATACTACTTATGTCCTTGACGGCAACCTTTTAGGTGAGGACATTAGCGAATACTGTCAAGAGATTTCTATTACTCGTGGCAGACAAGACCAATTCGCACAATTCAACGCAGGTCAATGCTCTATCAAATTATTGAATAACGATAGACGCTTTGACCCGATCAACGAGGCTTCACCTTATTGGGATACGGCTGCTGGCCGTTCTGGTGTTGTGCCACGCAGAAAAGTAACAATCACTTCAGGCACAAACTATCTATTCACGGGGCGTATCACCGATATAGATGTTGTTTACAACTTCAATCTAAGCACGGTTACGATTACAGCAGCAGACGATTTCGTGTTGCTAGCAAACACAGTTGTTCAGACTGACACAACGCCATCAGTTCAATTGTCTGGCGCACGAGTCAATTATCTTTTGAACCTGCCCGAAATTGATTACCCATTAACAACACGCAACATCTCTACAGGTTTAGCAACATTAGGTGCATACACAATCACCGCCAACACAAACGCTTTAACATATCTACAAGAAATTGCCACAAGCGAACAGGGTGCTTGCTTTATTGCTGCGAACGGTGATCTAACTTTCACTGACCGTCTTGACGCAGCGTTTCCTGTTGTCGCAGCCCAATTTTCTGACACAGGCTCAAACATTCCCTATACAGCGTTACAAGTTATTTACGGTCAAGAGTTCCTGTATAACCGTATTCAGGCAACGATTGAAGGTGGCACAGTTCAAGTCGCTGACAATACTGCGTCACAAGCAGAGTTTGGTATCAGCACCTATGCGCTACCTAATTTGTTGCTTCAATCCAATGCTGAAGCCTTAACTCTGGCAAACTATCTAGTCGGCTTATACGCCAACCCACAGTATCGCTTTGACGATCTAGGGCTGGTCACTTCGGCTATGTCAGCAACAAACCGCAACACTATCAATGCTTTAGATTTGCAAGATGTTGTTACCGTGACCCGAACCTATACAACTGGTTCACCTCTTTCGGTCACAGATTATTATGCGGTGGAACGGCTCACGCATCTGATTACGGCTGGTGAGCATCGGGTGACTGTCGGATTATTCAACGCCGAGATCGTATTCCAATTCGTGCTTAATGACGCAATTTTTGGTGTGCTAGATAGCACGAACGCATTGGCGTAGGTTACACTAGGCGACTATGGCAAGACAGACATTCACCGCAGCGCAGGTGCTAACCGCAGCACAAATGAACCAACTGCAATCATCAGTCTGGTCAGATGATGTAAACGCCCAAACAGGCACTTCATACACACTTGTTTTAACTGACGCAGGCAAACAAGTAACAATGAATAACGCTTCGGCAAGCACCCTCACAATTCCACCTAACGCTTCTGTCGCTTTTGATGTCGGTGTCCGTATCCAAATAATTCAACTTGGCGCAGGCGCAGTAACTTTGACGGCTGGCGCAGGCGTAACGATCTCATCTGCTTCCACTTCACTCGCTATGACCCAATATCAAACAGCAGAACTTGTAAAACAAGCAACTAACACTTGGATTGCTACACTCGGTGCTGGTGGTAGTGCGGTTTCTGGCGATAGTGACCAAATAATTTTAGGAACACAAATCTTCGGTTAAAGGACAAACAATGGCAACTTTTAGCAAAATAGTTTTATCAGGTAGCACAGATGGCAAGATGATTCAGGTTTCTGCTACTGCTACGCCTGGCACAACAATTCACACTGGTTCATCAACGACAACAACCTTTGACGAGATTTGGTTGTATGCAATAAACACTACAACATCAGCAGTCAAACTAACGATTGAATATGGTGGCACAACTTCACCTACTGATTTGATTGAGCAATCTATTCCTGCTGAGTCTGGTCTATATCTAGTCACGCCAGGTCTCGTATTGAAAGGCAACGCAACACCACTTGTTGTTAGAGCATTCGCTGGAACAACGGCTGTAATAAATATTGCTGGTTATGTAAACCGAATTACAGCGTAGGTTTAGCGATGTCTAGACGATTTGCGCCACGCACACGCTCAAGCACAGCAGTATCTACTTGGACACAAGCAGATTTGCTTTTTCCTAGACTTACAGTTGACTATCTAGTGCTTGCAGGTGGCGGTGGTGGTGGCGGTCAAATTGGTGCAGGTGCAGGCGCAGGTGGTATGCGTTGCACAGTGACGGCGACTGGCGGTGGTGGAACTTTAGAAACACCACTTATTTTACGCTTAGCAGGAACAACCTACGCTGTACAGATAGGTGCTGGTGGTGCTGGTGCAAGTGCAGATGCAACAGGACAACAAGGCATCAACTCTTTTTTTGATACGATTACTTCAATCGGCGGTGGTGGCGGTGCGGGCAATACAACCGCAGCAGGCAATGGTGGGTGTGGTGGCGGTACATCAACAGTTGGCAATCCTGCTGGTCAGGGAACTGCTGGTCAAGGTTATAACGGCGGTGTGCAAACTTCTAACGAAGGCGGTGCAGGTGGTGGTGGCACTGGTGCTGTAGGTGGGAATAGTGCAGGAAACAATGGCGGTAACGGTGGCAATGGCACTGCGTCAAGCATCACTGGAACTTCAGTGACTCGTGGCGGTGGTGGTGGCGGTCTCGGTTATTCTGGTGGCGCAAATGGTGCTGGTGGAACTGGTGGCGGTGGTGCTGCCAATGTCGCTGGCACTGCAAATCTTGGTGGTGGTGGCGGTGCAAGTGCCAACGGTGGAAGCGGTGTAGTCATCTTGCGATATCTAACAGCAGAAGGCACAATTACTATCGGCGCAGGTCTTACAGGAAGCACAGCGACAAGCGGAAGTTATACAGTCGCAACAATCACTGCTGGTTCAGGGAATGTGAGTTGGGCATAATGGCACACTACGCATTTCTTGATAGCAACAATGTCGTGGTCAAAGTAATCACTGGCGTTGATGAAGATGTGATACAGATTGACTCAGATGGCACAGAAGTTGGTGGTTCAACTGAAGCGTGGGAACAATTCTACGAAAACCAACTGTGGCACTCAGGGCTGACTTGCAAACGCACTTCATACAACGCTCGTGGCAAAACAGGCGATTTTCGTGGCACATACGCTGGAATTGGTTACACCTATGACCCTGTGAACGATGTGTTCGTAGCACCAGAAGCCGAATCGTAATGTGGGCAGGCATCTAACACGCTGGCTGATACCGTTACCAGCAATCCTGTTCGCAGTATTCCCGAACCAAGCCAACGCAGAACCGATCTCAGGTTTGAACGCTGTCGGCTACACGATTAACGAGATACCGCCAACACGGTCAGATGATCTTTACCCTGTTTGCCATAGCGAGTTAGAGAACAACATCAACCGAAACTTTGACGGCGAGCCGTTCGGTGATTGCCCTAACGATTTGTTTATGGTTCATTACACAGGCTTTATTACTGTGCCTGAGAATCAGACGATCAAGTTTATGGTTGCTGCTGA